TGTTGAACCTTGAAATCCTTGTGACCCTGTTGAACCTTGAAATCCTTGAAATCCTTGAAATCCTTGTGACCCTGTTGAACCTTGGAAACCTTGTGACCCTTGGAAACCTTGTGACCCTTGTGACCCTTGTAATCCTTGTGACCCTGTTGAACCTTGAAATCCTTGTGACCCTTGAAATCCTTGTGACCCTGTTGAACCTTGTGACCCTGTTGACCCTTGGAATCCTTGTGACCCTGTTGAACCTTGTGACCCTGTTGAACCTTGAAATCCTTGTGAACCTTGTGACCCTTGAAATCCCTGTGCTCCAGTAAAACCCTGTGCTCCTGTATCACCTTGAAATCCCTGTGCTCCTTGTGCTCCTTGAAATCCTTGTGACCCTGTCGGTCCAAGAGTGCCTTGTAATTCAGCTAATTGTGATTGTAAAAGTAAATATCTTGTATTTAAACTCCCGTAAGAGCCATTCCCACCAGTTTTATATAATCTTGACATTTATATAATATTAATATATTAAATATGCCTAAGAATAAAAAAAAGTATAATAATAAATTCCCTGATATTGAAATGGCTTCGTGCGATCCATTAGAAACAAATTCAAATGAAACAGACGACCAAGAGTGGAGTTACGACATTGAAGATATTTTAAACCGAGTTTGTCAAAATTGTTCTATAATGTCTAAACATCACAAATATAGATATTTAGCACTTAAAGGCAAATTAATCTATTTCAAAATTCCGCTTATTGTTTTAGGTGGAGCAAATTCAGTTTTTGCTGTGGGATTAAATGTATATTTACAACAGGAATCTGTGTCAGTTATCAACTGTTTAGTATCTCTTATCTGTGCGATAATAACAAGTATAGAATTATTTTTAGGGATACAGACTGGAATGGAGAGGGAGCTAACGTCTCAACGAGATTTTTATTTAATGGCGATTGATATTAGTTCTGTTCTATCGCTTGAACGGAGGCATCGTTCTTTTAATGGGAAAAGATATTTAGAAAAAATATTGTCCCAGTATAATAAACTGATTAGCGATAGCGATGTATTAGATAAAAAAATAGATGATAAACTACTAAATATTCCATCAAATAATCAAATTAACAATACCGACAACGAGATTATTTGTGATAGTTCAAATAATAATCTTCTTGTATAATATAATGGAAAAAGAAAAATCTGTATTTGACCCTTTCTCAAACAAGCCTGACATTACCACAAGTTCAAGAAAATTATACACATTTAATCTATTAAAATTAAATGATAAGAAACCAATCAAAGATTTAAAATTTTTAGGAAACGAAACTGTTTTAGAAAAAATAAATGAACTAAAACCAAACACACGCCGAACTTATTTAATAGCAATAGTAAGCTCGTTGAAAGGTAGGACTGAACCAAAATACAAAAAATTATATACCAAATATTACGAGATGATGGATTGTTTGAATAAAGAATTGAAAGACAATACCACAAAAACTGAAAAGGTTAAAGAAAATTGGATAGAACAGACAGATGTTGTAAATAAATTAGACGAATTAAAAACGATTCTACCAGAAATTAAAGATAAAAAGAAAATCAGTGAAGACGAATTTAATCGTTTAACAAAATTAGTTGTATTAGGTTTATATGCTTTACAACAGCCACGAAGAAATAAAGACTATACAGATATGCTTATTGTTAAGAAAGTTCCTGACGATAAAGCGTTCAACTATTTAGATATTTTAAAATGGGAATGGGTATTTAATAATTATAAAACCGAGAAAACATATAAACAAAAGGTATTGCCTGTTCCAGAAGAATTAAAAGAATTATTGTTAGTTTATTTGAAATACCACCCCCAAGCAAAAGAAATCAAGAAGAAAACGATTGATGAAAATATACCACTATTACCAACAATTCGCACAAGTCCAGATATGACAAGAGTGTTAAATAAAATATTTGGAAAGAAAATCGGTGTTAGCATGCTTCGTGCGATAACATTGACAAGCAAATATGGACAAATGATGGAGAATATGAAGATTGATTGCGATAAGATGGGGACAAGTGTAGAAAATAGCATATCTAATTATATTAAGCAAGAATAAAAATAATTTTCCATTTCACTTTTCCAATTCTGTTCCCTAAAATGTGTATGCTTCTTCATTCGTCATTAATAATAAAGTAATCCAATTTATTATTAATTTATTCTACATATTGAGCCACGAGATAGTCAGCATCACATTTTTGTTTTTTTGTTTGTGTTTTAATAAATTTTTGATATTCGGGGAGTGTATAACCCATTTTTAACATTTCAATTCTAAATATACAATGACGACCACAAGTTTGAATATTTTGTCCAAGTTTTTGAAACTGTTTTTCGTTCCAAATAGTATTCCAGCCGTCCATTTTCGCCTTACTCATTAATCTTGATAATTCATTAGTGTTCTCACCTAAAATCATTCGCATCATTTTATTAACAAATTTCCAATCGGTATCCCATTTCGCACCATACGAATTAAAATACTCAATTGTCTTACCGTAACGAATTATACAAACCCAATGACCCGAGTTATAACGGTCTTCAATTAAAATAATTCTACACGAATTGTGGCTCGGTAACAAGTCAAAAATATCGCTATAATTTTTTAAATCGCTATATTTAATAATATCTGCCGCTTTAATCCCTGTATGTCTTTCTAAATCGCTATCAGTCATTGGAGTTGAGATACGTCCAGCGACCATATTTTCGGTTACAATCTTTTTACGGGGTTGTTCTTCCATATATTAAACTTTTAAAAAAAGTTTATCAAAAATTCTTAATTTTTAAACTTTTAAAAAAAGTTTATCAAAAATTCTTAATTTAATGTTTTGGATTATAAATATTATTTTTTTGATTATTTAGGAAAATTAATTTGATTTATTTAGCAATAAGTAATTTAGGATATATTGCGTTTAAAACAAAAAATAATAATAATTATATATATTATAATAATGACGCAGCATTTCGAGCAATCATATAAATTCGGTAAAATCCAAGAAACCCTAATTTTGCCTGTAATCACCGAATTTTTTAAAAGAGAGATTAAACCATATCCAGAACAATACGCTCATTTTGATTTCTTTGACGATGAACGAGAATATGAACTAAAGAGTAGAACCAACAATATGAATGCTTATCCCGAAACAATGATTACAATGAATAAGATGGATAATCTTACCAGACCATTAGTGCTGTTGTTTAATTATAGAGATTGTCTCTGTTATATAAATTATAATCCTGATAAGTTCGCTGGATACAGAAAACAAATGTTCGCAAGGTCGCAGAGGGATTGTGATAAGAAAGAACATATTTTTATTCCTATTAAAGATTTAGAAGTAATTGGTGAATGGGATATAGAAAAAAATCCACATTACAAGAGCAGTAATGGGTTTTAATTTAGATTATTACAGTTTTAATCTAAATTAATCAAAAATAAGTTAAAATTAATCAAATATAAGAGTTTAGATTATTGTATTTAGATTATTACTTGTAATATACTGGAAAAATTTATAAATTAATTCATTATATAATGTAATTTAGTTGAAAAATAATCAAATTACAATAATCTAAACTCTTATATTTGATTATTTTTGATTAAAACAGTAATAATCTAAAAAAATGAACTTTTGCTAACAAAAAAATAAACAAAAAAAACTTATTTTTCATTTAAAAAAAAAATTGAATTGCTTTTGTTTGATGTAAAGGTAATTACCAATAACAAATATATCAAAAACGCAAAATGTCTAACACTATTGAAACTGTTACTTACGGAGAAGTTTCTAATTCGTCTATTCTTACCATATTTGGTAACGAGATGACTTATAACGAATTAAAGTTTTACGCAAAGGATAAAGATAATACTACTCATTTAAAAGTGGAATGGAATAGAAATACCGAAACACAATTGGTTCGTGTTTGGTTTAACAATCAGGTAGTAATGGATAAAAAAAATTCAGTTAATCATTCGTGCGATATGTTTTATCATCTTGGAGAAATGGAAGATGATGAAGAGCAAGAAGAGCAAGAAGAGCAAGAAGAGCAAGAAGAGCAAGAAGAGCAAGAAAATGAATGCTGTGGTAAGCACTGCTACGAAACAAATCGTTTGAGACTTGGAATGGGTTGGTATAAATATCACTCATCAGTCGCAGATATGATTACAGAGCAATTGTGGTGTGAGGACTGCTATACTTGGAATACAGGGCACGATTGTAAGGGGTGTAATGAGTATCATACTTATACCGAAATGACATACCAAGAGGGAGGTGCTTTTGGTGAAGCGTTGTATTGTTACGACCAATACTTTTGTAAGGAGTGTGTTGATGACATTAATTCTATTTTATACTAAACAAATAAATAAAAACTCTTTTTTTTTATTCATATCCTCCACAACTACAAAGATGCTTAACCAATTCTTCCTTTTTTATTTTTGTTAATTTAATTCGCTGCTTTTTTGGTAAGCTTTTGGCGATTTGTTTTAACTCTTTTAACTTTTTCTTTTTTAAACCAGCACCAATTTCGGTATTTGGGTCTATCCTATCAAGCACTTCTACTGTGTGTTCGGCAAGTGGGTTTAATGATTTGCTCTTAATAGTAGTGATATTTTTATCTTTCTTTAATGGAACTAAAAATGAAACTGGGTCATATTTGGTGCGGATTGAATATGTATTGTCGCTTTTCTTTTTCATTATATCAGGAATATTATATGCTGGATTTAATTCTATTACTTCTTTTGAATGCTTACCTACATCTCTCGCCAATTTTGAACCTAAACTGTGTCCTATTGTGCTAATGTTTTTTGCTCCATATTTTTCTTCTGCTTTACGCTGAATATCTTGACCGTGTTTAAATCTTTTCGTATTTTTAAGGTCAAATCCCAAAGCATATTTAAGGTCATTACCTATATCGTGAATTCCTTTTGTGCCTCTGTGACTAACAATTACCTGTCCCGTCTTGGGGTTTTTATAAACTTGGACTCTCTGCCCTGACAATTCCTTATCCACTTCATATTCCAAATAACTTTTAGGCTTTTTACTATATGACGCACTTAATAATCCTTTTAAATGTGAAACTGATAATTTTCCACCTTGTAGAGCAGTGTTATATAAATTTTTATAATAATCTTCACTATCGCTATCAATATCGCTTCCTTCTAAATCGCTATCAGTATCACTATCACTATCGTCTTCGTCTGTATCGCTATCTTCTCCTTCACCTTCTAACTCTTTCTGTTGGAGTAATCTTACTTGGGCTTTAGCATCTTTTTTTATTGAACCGTGTGAAAATATTTTTCCTGTATTTGCGTTAAATACTTTATATAAATCACTATTCCGCAATTTTCTAATTTTATAGGGCATTTATATATTTATACAATATTTTATTGTAAATATATAATTTGAAAAACCTATTAATACTGGCTTTAATGACGAATGAATATCCTTAACATTTTAGGGAACTGTTTTGGAAAAGGGAAATAGAAAAAAATTTTTTAAAGTTCATCAAATTTTTCTGGATAAATTGAGTGCTTTATAGAACTTCAAAATCCTATTAATACTGGCTTTAATGACGAATGAATATCCTTAACATTTTAGGGAACTGTTTTGGAAAAGGGAAATAGAAAATTATATTTTAAATATCCTAAAATTTTGCTGGATTTTTGAGTGTCTTTTAGAACTTCAAAATCCTATTAATACTGGCTTTAATGACGAATGAATATCCTTAACATTTTAGGGAACTGTTTTGGAAAAGGGAAATAGAAAATTATATTTTAAAGTTCATCAAATTTTTATAAATATCTGTGTGGCATATAAGCACTTGCTCCCATACCAACTCTAAATGAACCACCTGATACTACAGAGCCATCATCATCAGGCTCATCTGGTCTTGCGTTTTCATTAGCTCCAATACCTCTATTATAAGATTCAATTAAATTGCCGAATTTAGTTTCCCACACATCAAATTCCTCTTTCCAATTACTTGATAATTCTGCTAATGCTTGTGATGTTTCTTCTAAATGCGGAGCATTTTCAATTTCCGTCATTATATCTTCAAGAGAACCTGACGAGTTTTCAACGAAAGAAAATTGTTGTATTATTTCTTGGAATTGCTTTGGTGAGAACTGATTTAAATTATTTTTTAATACACGATTAGTAAATCCAATAATATCAGTAGTTTGTTTGATAAGCACACTTGATGCTCCTACAAATCGGTCGGCAACGGCTATTGCTCCTACTGACTTTGTCTTTCGTCTATCGCTAACAGATGGTAGAATAGTTAAACCAGATGTAGTTAATAATTCGGTTAAAGTTGCGAAAATATCGTTTAATTTTTTAATCAACGCTTCAAATGTATCTGCTACAGATTTATCCACTCCGCCATCTACAGCAACCTCACTGCCTTTAAATGTTTTTCTCAAATGTTTATTCACCTGTCGTTTCGCTTTATTAAGACCGTTTAAATCTTCACTATATTTCAAAATAGGCATTTATACTATATTAATATATATTTTTTTTAATAATTTTTGAAAAAGATGGATTTAAGGTTTATATAATCCGTGGGCTTTTACATACGAGGAAGCAGCTATCATCTTTAAACCTTTTTCACGCATCACTCGCTTAACAATTTCTGCTCTTTTCTGTCTTCCTCCTGCTCCAGATACTATTGCTTTTACTCCAGTTTTAATACCCTCTTTTAGTAACTCTTTTCCTACTTCCTTAACAATAGGATTTTTAACAATACCTTTAAACATCTTACCAATATTAAACTTTCCTCCCTTTTTACTTTTTCCTTTTGATACTGCCGCTTCCATAGGTCTAACCATCTCAATCATACTCTCTAAACTTTCTTCACTATTGCTTCTTCTTCTACCAGCTCCACTTTGAGAACTCTTTGCGTAATTAAGTAGAGCTTCTTTTCCTGTTTTAAGACCTTCTTTTAATAACTCTTTACCAACCTGTCTAACCACAGGGTTTTTACTGATAGTTTTTACTCCTCTACCTAAATCTTTCATCAATCTACCGAACGAATAACCACCTGATACAGTCTTGTAAGGGTGGAGAAGTTCGTGTAACTTCTTAAAAGAATGCGATTTCATTGCCCCGAGTGGTTTAAGAGCATTAACAACGTCCATTTTAGATTCTGGAGAAGGGTGTCCTAAACCAAGCAATAAAGGAGCAAAAGGTGCTAACGATTTAAGAATTTTTACGACTGGAACTTTCCCTCCAACAGCCATTACAGGGTGATGAACTCCTCCAACCGCACCATCAATACCAGAATAAGCCCCACCTGATTGGATTGCTAAACCCGAATTCATATTTATAGGAGGATATGCTGGTGAATTGCCTGATAAGGCATACATTTGGTTAGTTGGAGAACCTCCACCAATTTTTGCTCCGTGAAAGTTTTCAAGCTTTTCTTGAAACATCGTTGGATTATAGGCAGTTCCAGCTTTTTTCCAGTGCTT